AATTAGGTATGACTTATAAAAAGTTTAAATTAAATAGGTGTAGAGATTAAACTATATATTTCTACACCTTAACTGTACTAATGTATTAGAACTATATAACATTAAGAAGGGGTGTTATAAGTGGCTAAAAAACAGATAGAAAATGTCATTATTGATGGACAAGTAAGTATTTGGGAAATAGACAAGACAATTAGGAAAGGCAATTATAGACCAGTTATAAAATTAGAAAATAAAGAAATAAAAATAGATAATATAGACCATACAAAAATAATAGCAAAATATAAGACATATGAAAATTTAAATAGAATAATAGGGTATGCTGGTGGAGCTTTAGGGATTGAAATTAAATATAAAGATAGATTTGAAACAATTTATGTTAATAGGAATGGGTTAGAAGAATTTGTAATTAAGAAGAAATCAAGTGTTCTGCCTTGGGATAAGATTATTTATTTCAGAGAAGATTTAGAAATAAATAATATACAGAAAGAAAAAATAAAGAAAATAAAAGGACAGGCTCTAAAAAGACCAGGAGACGAAAATATAATTTTTAATCAGGGCAATAAAGTAATAAGTGTAATAGAAAATGGCTGGATATTGGAATATGACAACATAAAGATAGTAGATATAGAAAAGTATAAAAAAATAAATGAAAATCGAGATTCAAGAAAAAAATTAGAATTAGGTAATATAGTCGAAACAGAATATAAAAATGAAATTATACAAGGCGAAGTAGTTCATATTTATAACAGTGGACATACTTGTAACATAATTGAGGGAAATAGATATATACCTATTCCAGTATGCGGGATTAAAAGAGTAGTAGTTTAGATTATATAAATCGCAAAGAATAAAAAAATAAATTAAAAGGGAGAATTACTATGGTTAAAATGAGGGGAAAAGTAAGAGTACTTATATTACCACATAAAGATTTTAAACATAGAATTAGGCTTACTAAGTATTATGAAAAAGATTATAGTATAGAAAATATGAATGGTTATTTATATGTGGTTAGGAGGAAAAAACGTGTTTAAGAGAGGAGAGTATTCAATCAAAGAGGAAAACTTCATAAAAGATAATTATTTAAAAATGAGCAATAAACAGCTTGCTAAAGAATTAAATAGAAATATTCAATCTATTAGTAATAAATTAATATCCTTAGGTTTATATAGATTTGATTTTAATAAAAAATTATATAAAAAGTAGGGTGATATAAAATGCTAGAAACTATATTGGGAACTATAGCTGTAGTTAGTGTGACTATGTTAATAGCAATTAGAAAAGTTAAGAAAGATAAGAATGTTTTATGTAATTACAATTGTGAAAATTGTAGAGAGCAAGATGTGTGTTGTATAAAAAAGGAGGGTAAGAATGAAAGAAACCTATAAAAATTTATTAGAGCTGATTAAAATAAATGAAAACATAAAGCACAATTGTGAAAGTAATTTAAGATTAATAGAGAGATTCTTATTAAAACAAGGGCCAAAAGGGTTTTCTAGTGGTACAAGTTATTTAGATGCTGATTGTATCCATGGGAGCAAAGGGGAAATGCATGTAGAAGATTATGGGAAACTAATGAATGAATGTGAAAAACTTAAAAATATGATTTTTTTACAAGATAATATTTTGGAAGGACTTTATGAAACCAAAAAAAACATAGATGAAAAATTAAAGAATCTAGAGGGGATTAAGTATGACGTAGCTTACCTGAAGTTAGTTGAAGGATATAGTATACATGCTATAGCTAATAAGTTAAACATAAGTGAGAGCTATGCAATGAAAATAAGTGCTAAAATATAAGAGTGTAGTTTTTGTGAAGTTTTATTTTGAAAAAATGTGTTAAGATAGTAGTGTAGAAAAAGCAGGGGTTTTATCGTACAATAAGGTAACTGCGAAAATAAAAAATAAATATATTGTGTATGTACTAAAAGCACTTAAGGTAAATTAAAACCTTAGGTGCTTTTTATTTATGAAAGGATGTGAGGATATGCCAGGTACTTATACAAGCTATATATGTTGTAAATGTAAAAAAGAATTTGTTTTATTGAGTGAAGATGTAGAAATTTTAAAAGGATACTTGGTGTGTCCTTACTGCACTAGTAGAAGAGTTAAAAAAGAAAAAATAAATGACATTTTAAAAGAATGTATGAAAGAAAAGGTATATAAGAGGGTACATGGAGCAATAAGGCAGGTGACAAGATGAAATGAATTTTGTCGAGCCTATAAGAGATACTCAAAAGGTAAGAGATATCCAGGAATATCTTAAAAGAACAAATGAAAGAAATTACATTCTCTTTATTACAGGAGTTTATACAGGATTAAGAATATCGGATATATTAAAACTTAAAGTACAAGATGTTAAAGGTAAAAGGTTTATATACTTAAGGGAGAAAAAAACATCTAAGCAAAACATAATAGAGATTAATAAGCTTTTAGAAAAGGAATACAAGTGGTATTGCTCAGATAAAGAACTGGATGAATACTTAATTAAGAGTAGAGAGGGTGTAAATAAGGCGTTATCTAGAGTACAAGCTTATGGAATAATTAAGAATGTTGGAAAAGATTTTGGAATAGAGAATTTAGGGACACATACTTTAAGAAAAACTTTCGGGTATCATTATTATAAACAAAGAAAGGATATAGGAACTCTCATGAAAATGTTTAATCATAGTTCTCCATCAATTACATTAAGGTACATTGGAATAATTCAAGATGAAATGAATAAAGCAAGAAGAAACTTTACTATCTAAATCCTTTTTTAAAACAGTAAAGTTTAACATAATGAACCTGTGTTAAATTGATTTTTACTAAATTGTATTAAAGTATTGAAAAATAAATGCTTAAGGTAACTAAGAAGAGTTTAACAGAATATTAGATATGTCAAGTTAGATATATAGTTTCTACATGAATACATGTACCTAAAATGTTATAATATAGTAAAAAACCTAGGAGGATATGTTATGATATTAGGCTTAGTATTTGTGATTTTGTTTATTATAGGAATTATGTGTATAATTTCATTGGCTGTAGGAATACCTTTAGGGATAGCAAAAGGGAAAAGGGAAGCTAAAGAAGCAACGATTAAAAGAGAAAGAGAAGAGCTACAAGAAGAATTTATGAGAAAGAGTTTAGAAAAGATGAGTAAAGAATAATTTTATGAGGAGGGAAAAGTAATGGTAAACTGTGATGGATGTAAAAAAGATTTTGAAATAGATATTAAAACAAAATACTATCATGATTTAGAAATACAATACTTTATATGCCCACATTGTAATAAGAAATATACTTATGCAGTTATAGATAACTATATAAGAGAAAAGCGTAAAGAACTAAATAATATAAAAGGGAAGTTGAAACAATGTACTAAAGAGAAACAAGTTAATAAACTTATTAAAGAACAACAGAAAATCATAAGAAATATGAAACAATATAGCGATGATTATATTATGAGATTAGAAGGCACTCAATAGAGTGTCTTTTTTATTTGGAGGGATAAGTCTGGAGGATATAAAGTTATTAAAAATAGATTATGAATATTTAATTCTTATGTCTATAGAAGGTATGGAGAAAGAAGAATTAACAGGATATAAAATTGAGTTTAATTACAAAGGGTTAAAGGAATGTAAGATTCGTATCAAATCAAATAAAGAGTTGAGTATAGAGGAAATGAAAGAAAGAATATGGGGGGAAATACAATGTTAGATTATAGAATAATAACTAAGGAAGAGTATAAAAAGATAAGATTAAATAGTGTTAGTGCTTCAAGCATATGTGAGGGAATGATTAAAGAAATAGATAAGAATTGGGATAGTCTAAGGAAAGGATATGACTTTGTTATAGCAGCAGGCATAGAAGGTGATGGCATGCTTTATAGCGTAGAGTATTTTAATGGACATGTATTGAATGGCAAAGATAATTCAAAGACTTTGACTTTAAAGCTAAAGCTAGATACAACAGAGTTTGAGAATAAATTAAATAAAACAGAAGAGCAATTAATAAGAATAAAAAATTTAAAGGATATGTTGGGATTTGATAAAGCTTTAAATGAAGTTAAGAACATAACAATAAACAATAGTATAGATATGAAAGACATGATAGAGAAAGTTAAAAATGCGGTAGAGCTTTAATAAATAAGGTAATATTTTATGAGAAAAGAATTACTTAAAGCAATTGAACAAGGATATGTTAAGACATTTTATAAGAGTACAGAATGGATAAATAAAAGGAAAGATATAATCAAAAGAGATAAAAAAGAATGTCAAAGATGTAAAGCTAATGGAGGCTACCATAAAGCTGAATGTGTTCATCATATTAAACATTTAAGAGATAGACCAGATCTAGCATTAACAAATAGTAACCTAATAAGCTTATGTTATACATGTCATAATGAAGTTCATCCAGAGAAGTTACATAAGAATTATAAACCTAAATTTAAGAACAAAGAACGTTGGTAAGCCTTGATATTACTACCCCCAGTTGAAAATTTGAATTTTTTCGGAGAGCTAAAAGACCGGGGGAATACCCGACAAAAGATATTTTTTTAAAAGTCTTGCGTGATAGGGGGGTGCAACTCAGTAAAATAAAGGATGCAATTTTTAAAAATAGACTAGAATTGAGGTGGTGATTTTGAATGAAAAGGAAAGTTTAATAATTAAAGAGAAAGCTTATAAAGACTACATTAGCGGAATGAAGTATAAAGATATAGCAGATAAATATAACATATCTATTAATACAGTAAAGTCATGGAAGCGTAGATTGAATTGGCAGAGAAAAATGGACACAAAAAAGGGTGCAAAGTTGCAAGAGGTGCAGCAGTCAGCAAAAGAAATTAAGGAAGACTTGCTAAGACAATTAAATGAAAATGAAACGTATGGAAAACATTATGAGGATCTAATTAATGACTACATGGCTTTATGGGATATTAAGAATAGACTTATAGCAGATATTAAGGAGCATGGTGTATCAATAGAATGGAACAATGGGAAACAAGCTGGTAAAAAGAAAAATGACAGTATACCAGAACTTAATAAAACAAGTGCTCAAATGCTTAAAATTTTAGCAGAGTTAGGATTAAAACCATCACCGAAAGAAAATGGCGATAATGATGATTACGAAATGTAAATTTAATAAATACATTGATGATTATATGGATAAAATCTGTAGTGGAAAGATACCAGCATCTAAAGAATTACATCAAGCTATGGATTATATTGAAGAAAAGTTAAGTGATGATGATGTAATCATAAAACATGACATGATTGACAAGGCTATAGAGCTTACCGAACGATACTTCGATATGAAGTTATTAGATTGGGAGCTTTTTATTTTTGCTTTAATTCATTGTTATTATAAAAGTTCTGATATGGTTGTGTTTGATGAATATTTAATTGTTATGGGAAGAGGTAATGGTAAAAATGGTTTTATAAGTCCTGTATCTTGGTATTTCACGACACATTATCATGGAGTAAAAGGTTATAACGTAGATATTATTGCCAATAATGAGGAGCAGGCAAAAACAAGTTTTAATGATATTTACGAAGTATTGGAAAATACATGGACTAAATCTAAAAAGTTTTTTACTAAGACTAAAGAAGAGATAAAAAATAAAAAAACTAAAAGTTATATTAAATATAATACTAGCAATGCCAAAACGAAGGATGGAAAAAGATCGGCATGTCTTATTTTTGACGAAACACATGAGTATGAAACGTATGATACAATAGATGTTTTTACTTCTGGATTCGGAAAAAGAAAACATAGTCGTACTTTTAAAATTACTACAAATGGTTATGTACGTGATGGTGTACTAGATGAAGAACTCCAGGTAGCAAAAGATGTGTTGGATGGTAAAATAAAAGACCTCGGATTAGTGCCACTTATTTATAAAATAGATAAAAAGGAAGAAGCACAAGACCCAGATATGTGGGTAAAAGCTAATCCTAGTTTACCCTATTTTCCAGAATTACAAAAGGAGATGAAAAAGGCTTCTGTAAAAATGAAATACCAGCCACATATTGCTATAGATTTTATGACTAAGAGAATGAATTTGCCTGCACAAGACAATTTTACAGCAGCAGTTCCATGGGAAAAAATTAAAAAAACTAATAGACTAATTCCATATGAAGAATTAGAGGGATTGGAATGTTTAGGGGCGGTTGATTATGCTAAAATATACGATTTTGCCTCATGCGGACTTCTTTTTAAATATAATGGGTTTAAGTATTGGATTGAGCATACATTTGTATGTCATAAGGCTTTAGAAATAGAAAGTAGACCTATTAAGTTTCCTGTAAAAGATATGGTGGAAAGAGGACTTATAACAATAGTACAAGAGGATAGCATAAAACCAGAATATCTTTCCAATTGGTTTTTAGAACAACAAGAAAAATACAATATAAAAAATATATTTGCAGATGATTTTAGAATAGATTTGTTAAAAAGTGCATTTGATGAAGTAGGTTTACCATTAGAAAAAGTTAGAAGTGGTCCAATAACTCATGCAAAAGTTGCTCCATTAATAGAGAGTACCTTCGCAGAGGAAAAAATAATAATGGGTGATAACCCTACAATGCGTTGGTATATAAATAACACTTATCAAGAAGTAGACAAAAAAGGTAATACAACATATTTAAAGATAGAGCCAAAGACACGAAAAACTGATGGCTTCTTTGCATTAATTCATGTATTTAGTAGAGAAAGCGATTTGAAGGAACAAACAGGGTATATAAGTTTAGATGTTCACACTTATTAGAAGGGAGGTGAAGAAGTTGGGATAAGTAATTGGTTTTTAAACTTGTTTGGTAAAAACAAAATAGTTCAACTTGATGGTGAATATGGAAGCCTTGAAGGCGAATTATTCTATAAGCAATTGGCTATACAGAGTTGTATTAATTTAATTGCAAATTGCGTTAGTGAAAGTGAGTTTTTAACTTATGAAAAAGGGAAAGAAGTTAGAAAAGAAAATTATTATTTGTTTAATGTGAAGCCTAACCAAAATCTTAGTAGTAGTGAGTTTTGGAAGAAAGCAATATATAAATTATTCCTAGACAATAAACTACTAATAGTACAGATAGATAATAAATTCTATATTGCAGATAGCTTTGATACTGACGAATTTGCATTAAAAGATAATATTTATAGAAATATTAAAATTGATAATTATAATTTATCAGATACTTTAAAAGAAAGTGATGTTTTTCATCTAAAACTTAATAATTCTAATGTAAAAAATTTAATTGATGGTTTATATGTAGGATATTCAAAATTAATTAAGGCTGGTCAAGTAAGTTATATAAAATCAAAAACACGTAGAGGTGTATTAAATGTACCTGCAAGTTACCCTCAAACGAAAAAAGCACAAGAAGATTTGCAAGACATAATGGATAATAAATTTAAAACATTCTTTCAAAGTGAAAAGGATGTTATTTTACCATTAACCAACGGTTTAACCTACGATGAATTAGGTATTAACAACAAGGGTAAGAGCGTTGGTGAGGTAAGGGATGTTCGCTCCTACATCAATGATATTTTTGATTTTGTAGGTATAGCTTTTAATGTACCACCACAACTTATAAAAAATGATATAGCTGATACAGATAATGCTATTAATAATTTACTTATGTTTTGTATAAATCCACTTACAAAATTAATTTCTGATGAAATAAATATGAAGTTTTATAAAAAAGCTGACTATTTAGAAAGAACCTACACAAAAATAGATACTAGTAGAATAAGAGTTACAACCCTTAAAGATATTGCCTATGCATTAGATATACTAACTAGAAATGGAATAAATGAAGTAGATGATAATTTAATAGCTTTAGGAAGAGAGCCTAGAGGTGGAGAGATAGGAAAACAAAGATTTATAACTAAAAATTATATGCCTATTAAAGAAATGATAAAGGAGGGAACTTAAGTATGGATGATATAAAAATTCCACAAATTAAGACTAAGCTGCAGGTTAATAATTCACTTGAAAATGATGTAGTTGAGATGTACTTATATGGTACTATCCGTAAGGGTTATTGGTGGGATGATGAGGATGATTGCATTAGTGCAAAACGTGTTAAAAATGCACTTGCAGATTTAAAAGATAAAGATGTAAATATACACATAAATAGTGGTGGTGGAGATGTATTTGAATCTATAGCAATATGTAATTTGTTAAAACAACATGGTGGGAATATAACTATTACAATAGATGCTTTAGCAGCAAGTGGAGCTAGTGTAATTTGTATGGCAGCAAATAAAATTGTAATGCCTAAAAATAGCATGATGATGATTCACAAAGCATGGACATGGACAGATGGAAATGCTGATGATTTAAGAAAAGTTGCCGCCGATTTAGATAAAATGGATAGCGCGGTATTGGCATCTTATAAAGGCAGATTTATAGGAACAGAGGAAGAGTTAAAAGCATTAATAAAAGAAAGTAGTTGGTTTACTGCAGAGGAATGCAAGTCCTTAGGTTTTTGTGATGAAATACTAGACGAACAACAGGAGCCAGAAGAATCGGAAGAAAATATTAAAAATTCTATATTAAATAAATATATGAATAAAGTTAAAGAACCACAGGCACCTAAACAGGAACCACAAATGGTTGAAAATAAAAATAAACAAGCTATACAAAATTTATTTAAAAATTTAGGAGGTATTAACTAATGGCAATGATTAATCTAGATTTACAAAATAAAATACAGGCGGAAACACAGGAAAAGATTAGAAATGCATTAGAAACTGGCAAAACAGAAGATTTATCTAATGCAATAGTAGCTATGGCTACAGATATTGAAACCAACATAATGAAGCAAGCGAAAGCTACTATAAATGAAGATTTGAATGATAAGACTGTATTAAATAAAAGAGGTTTAAATCCTTTAACTGCAGAAGAAACAAAATACTATAATGAAGTAATATCAAAAGGCGGATTTAATGGTATAGAAGAACTAATGCCTAAAACTGTAATAGATAGAGTATTTGAGGATTTAGAAAAGGAACATCCTTTGTTATCTAAGATAGACTTTGTTAATACCACAGGAATAACGGAATGGATAACTAGAACTAAAGAGGTTGAAGGGGCATGGTGGGGACCACTTGCGGATGAAATTAAAAGGAAATTAGATAATGGCTTTAAGAAAGAAAAGACAAACTTATTTAAACTAAGTGCTTATATCCCGGTTACTAAATCTATGCTTGATTTGGGGCCACAATGGCTAGATAAATTTGTAAGAGCAATGCTTACTGAATCTATGGCTATTGCTTTAGAATTAGCTATTGTAGCAGGAACAGGAAAAGAACAACCCATAGGAATGCTAAAAGATTTATCTGCAGCAGTAACAGATGGAGTATATTCAGATAAAGTAGCTACTAAATTAACAGACTTTTCTCCAGCGACTTTAGGTAAAAACATCATGGCTCCACTTACTAAAGAAGGAACTAGAAATGTAACGGGAGTTATAATGGTAGTTAATCCGATGGATTATTGGGAAAAAATCTTTGGACAAACTACTTTTTTAACTGCATCAGGAACTTATGTATATGGATTATTACCAATCCCAGGAGATATAGTACAATCTGTTGCGGTTCCAAAGGGTAAAATGATAGTTGGTATGGCTAAAGATTATTTTATGGGGATAGGATCTAGTCAAAAAATTGAGTATTCCGACCAGTATCATTTTCTAGAAGATGAAAGGGTATACCTTGCTAAGCAATATGGCAATGGTAAGCCAAAAGATAATGATAGCTTCCTAGTTTTTGATATAAGCAATTTAGAAACAGAACCACCAAAAGCTACTAAGGCTAAGTAGGTGTGATAAATGCTTGAAGAGTTAAAAAGATATCTTAGAGAAGAAGACAATGAGGATATTTTAAGCGATATATTAAAAGATGGAGAAAAATATTTAAATAGATTAGCTGGGATTGAATTAGATTATTTTAATAATATCCTAGCTAAAACTCTTTTATTGGACTATTGCAGATATAAATATAATAATGCAAGTGAATATTTCTTAGAAAACTTTAGCGAAGATATTTTAAGATTACAGCTTGAAAGTGCGGTGAAAGATTATGCTAAACAAAACGCAAGTGACGAAAAAATTAGCACGAACCAAGAATAAGAAAATTAAAATTATAATAACTAATGAAAATGCTATTGATGAGGATGGATATCCTATTGAAGGTGAAAAGACTATCAAACCTGTATATGCTAATATAAAAAGTCTTAGAGGAAGCGAGTTTTATCAGGCTAGTCAAGTTAACGCACAAGATAATAAGATTTTTTATATTAATTATTTTCCTGGTTTAAATGCAAAGGCTCAAATAGAATATAAAAATGAAATATATGAAATAATTGCACCACCAGTTAATATAGATGAAGCTAATATGGAATATGAAATTAGGGCAAAGTTGGTGAAAGCTAGTGGCTAGTATGGAATTAGATGGAATGGATAACTTAATTAGAAAAATAGAGGATATGGGTAAAGCAGGAGTAAGGGTAGAAAATGCTGCATTAAAAAAAGCTGGAGAATTAATTGTAGAAGAAGCTAAAAATAATGTGCCTGTTAAAACTGAAAAACTGAAAAAAGGATTAAAGGTAAGTGGTGTTCGTAAAAAGAATGGTAATAAATTTGTTTTGGCTGGAATACAAAAAGGAGATAACTCTAGAATATTCTATGGAAAATTTTTAGAGTTTGGTACAAGTAAAATGAAAGCACAACCATTTATGGGGCAAGCCTACGAATCTAAAAAGGAAGAAGCTAAAGAAATAATAAAGCAAGAATTAAAAAATGCTTTAGGATTATAAATATATTTTTAGAATAAGTTTAGATATGCAATTAGTATATTGAAATAATTCTAAAATCTATAAAATTATTACAAGGAGGTTTTTGTATGTGAATATAAATAAATTTGTAATTGATGCATTAAAACCTATAGATATTCCTGTAGCTTTTGAAACTTATATTGGTTCAGAGTCAACCTATATAACATTTTCAGAATACTTGGAACAAGGAGAAAGTTATTTTGATGATGAAGAACAAGCAACAGGACACTATGTACAAGTTAATGTGTTTAGTAAAGGCAACTATAGTAAAATAGTAAGTAAAGTTAAAGAGTTATTAAAAGAAGTTGGATTTATAAGAAAGACAGAGCATGGATTATATGAACCTGATACTCAAATTTATCATAGAGTATTGAGGTTCTTTTTTATTGAAGAAAATGAGGAGGGTAAATAAATATGGCTATTAAAGGCTTACATGGATTTAAATATGTAAAATTAAATAAAGATGATGAAAACTTATTTGAATATGATAAAGAAATAAAAAGACTTATAGGTGCTAGAAATGTAAAAATAAAACCTAAAGTTGATACTGCTGAATTATATGGTGATGACCAATTACTTGAAACAGCTTCTAGTTTAGGTGCAATCGATGTAGAAATAGATGTAGCAGATTTAACTCTTGAGCAGAGAAGTGATTTACTAGGATACAAATATGAAAATGGTGTACTTATAGAGGATAAAACCTTTAATCCACCAGAAATTGCGTTTGGCTTCGTAGCACCTAAGAGCAATAATGGTGAGAGAATGGTATGGCTTACTAAAGGGAAGATGGAACCACTTGAAGAAGAAGCTAAAACACAAGACGGGAAAGTTGCTCTTCAAACGCAAAAAGTTAAATTTAAGTTTATGCCTAGAATATATGATGGTGTACATAAGTATACAGCTGATACAAATACGGAAGATGCACCAAAAGAAGAAGAATTTTTTACTGTTGATTTTCTTAAAACAGGGAAAAAAGTCAGTACTCAATTAGAGGGAAATAAGGAGAAAATATAAATGAATGATATAAAACAAACTGGTATCAAAGTGATTTTAGATAAAGAAAGATATGTAATTTTTGATTTAAATGCTTTATGTGAGTTAGAAGAAAAGTACGATAGTATTGAGAAAGCATTAGAAACATTAACTCCTAAGACTGGAATGCCTAAAATGAAAGACGTAAGATATATTTTTTATTTAGGATTAAAAACAGATGATGAACAGTTAACAGAGAAAAAAGTTGGTTCACTTATAACATTAAATAATATAGAAATTATAACTGATGTAATAGGAAATGCTATGTCAGGTTCTTTACCAGAGCCAACAGGTGATGAAAAAAACAAATAAGCCAATCCGAGGATAAAACATTACCTTGGAGTTGGCTTTTTTACATTGGAAAGGTTCAACTAGGATTTTCTGAGAGAGAATTTTGGAAGCTTACATTAAGAAAATTATTATTAACATGGGAAGAACATTGTAAGTTTAGTGGTTGGACTAATGAAGGAAAAAAAGAAAATGATGTTTATATAGACCAATGTAGCTGGTTATAAGAGCTTAGGAGACTAGGCTCTTCTTTATTTCTTATGGAAAGGAGGGGAATGCATGGCAGAAGATGTAGGAAGTCTCGTAGTACGAGTGGCTATGGAAAATTCTAATTTTCAACAAGGTATACAAAACTTAAATAGATCTATGAAAGTTATACAAAGTGAATTTAAAAATGCTACATCTGGACTTAAGGATCATGGCAAGGGGCTTGATGTATTAAAGGCTAAACAAGAGATGCTTAGTAAATCTATAGATGTACAAAATAAAATAGTAGAAAAGTATAAGTCTAAAATAACAGAAAGTAAAAAGGCCTTAGAGGAAAATAAAAAGGCACATATAGAATTAAAAGGAAAAGTTGAACAAGCCAAAAAGGCCTATGAAAATTCTGAAAAAGCTTTAGGTAAAAATGCAAAAGAAACTAAAAAACTTAAGGATGAATATGAAAAACTTGATAAGCAGTATGTTAGTAGTGAAGAAAAAATAAGAAATAATGTAAGAGCTATAGATAATTGGAATGTTAAAGCCAATAATGCAGAATCTAAATTAAAAAATTTAAAAAATGAATATAGTTCTACTGGAAACAAAATAGAAGAACTTAAAAATAAATTATCAAATGCTAGTAAAGAAGCAGAAAAACAAGCTAATTCATGGAATAAATTATCTCTTAAATTAGATAGCATAGGTAAGAAGTTTCAGTCACTCGGAAAGAAGATGTCCTCTATAGGAAAGGAAATGACAACTAAATTAAGTGCTCCGATAGCAGGAATAGGAATACTAGCCTCTAAAATTGGAATGGATTTTGAAGCTAGTATGAGTAATGTAAAAGCATTAAGTGGAGCAACAGGCGATAGTTTTAAGCAATTAGAAGTTAAAGCTAGAGATATGGGAGCTAAAACTTCTAAAAGTGCAAAAGATGCTGCGGATGCAATGGGATATATGGCACTTGCTGGTTGGAAACAAAAAGAAATCATGGGTGGTATTGAACCGGTTTTACGTTTAGCAGAAGCGGGCAACTTAGATTTAGCAAGGGCATCCAGCTTAACTACAGATAGTATGAGTTCTTTAGGCCTGACAGTAGAACAATTACCGCATTATTTAGATATTGTAGCACAGAGTGCTAGAAGTAGTAACACTGACATAGATCAGATGACAGAGGCATATATAGGTGTTGGTGGCACTTTGAAAGGATTAAATGTACCGTTAGAAGAAAGTGCAGTTATCTTAGGAATGTTAGCAAATAAAGGTGTAAAAGGGAGCGAAGCTGGTACTGCACTTAATGCTGTAATGACAAATTTAACAGCACCTACAGGAAGAGCAAAGGAAGCACTAGATAAATTAAAATTAACTGCTTTTGATAGTAATGGTAAATTCAAAGGATTAAGCAATGTTTTAATGGAACTTAAAAACAAAACTAAAGATATGACAGAAGAGCAAAGAAATCAAACACTTGCTATGATAGGTGGAAAAGAACACATTAAGGATTTAAACGCATTATTAAGTGGGCTTGATGGAGATTATGATAAACTAAAAGGTTCAATAGGACAGGCTGATGGCGCACTAAATGACATGGCTAAAACTATGCAAGACAATAATAAAGGTTCTATAACAGAATTGAAATCAGCATTAGAAGAATTAGGAATAAAAATATATGATATATTAAAGCCTAAAATAGCAGCTATAACTCAAAAGCTACAAGAATGGACTAATAAATTAAATAGTTTAACTCCAGCACAGCAACAAACTATAGTTAAAATAGCTGGTATGATAGCAGCTATAGGACCATTATTACTTATAGGCGGGAAATTAGCATCTGGTATAGGTAAAATAATAACAATATTTAGTACTGTAAGTGGAGCAATAGCAGTTGTTACAACTGGAGCAGCAGCCGCAACTCCAGCAATAGGAGCTTTAGCAACAGCGTTTACTGTATTAACAGGGCCTGTTGGAATTGCAATAGCAGCTATAGCTGGTATTGGAGCAGCTGCCTATGCAACACATAAACATTTTTCAAAGGAAGCAGTCCCAAGTGTAGATCTGTTTGCAAACAAAACTGAACAAACAGCACAAAGAGTTAAGGCAGCGAATGGGCAAATGGCAACTGTTTATGGACAAACTACAACTAAAATTTCAGAAGGAACTAAAAAGGCTGTTGGATCTTATATGGAGCTAGATAAAGGAGCTACAAAAAGCCTTACAAATCTATATACCAATGGAATTAAAATAACACAGAAAAACGGAAAACAGTTACAAGATACTTATAATCAAATGAATTCACAAATTAAGACGGGCATAGATAAACAGCACCAAGATAGAATTAAAGGTATTCAAAAGTTTTTTGCAAATAGTAAATCCATATCAGCAAAAGAGCAATCACAAATTATTGCTAAAGAGCAACAACATAATGCAAAGATGCAATCGAATCAGCAAGCGCTAGCTAATAAGATTAATTCAATAATCCAAAATGCTGCTAGTAAAAATCGTGAATTAAAAGCAGAAGAAGTAAAAGAAATTGAAGTGTGTCAAAAACAGATGCAAGAAAATGCCGTTAAACACTTATCTGAAAGCGAAACAGAATCAAAGGTTATAATGGAGAGAGTAAAAAGTTATAATGGTCGCATGAGCGCCGAGCAGGCAAGTGAAGTCATTAAAAACGCAGAATCACAAAGAGTAAAAACTGTAGATCAAGCTAATAAACAATTTTTAGAAACAAAAGCTAATATCGAAAATATGCGAGATGTAACAGGAAGCATAACTAAAGAACAGGCTGATAAAATGATAAAGGAAGCGGAAAAACAAAGAGACGGGAGCGTAAAAAAAGCAGGTGAATTAAAGCAAGGTGTAGTTACTAAAGTAAAAGAAATGAATTCTGATGTTATAAAAGATGTTGATACTTCAGATGGACATATAAAAACTACTTGGGAAAAAACAAAAGAATCTGTTTCTACAAAAGCACAGGAAATGAAAAATTCTGTGGTTGAAGCGTTTAACCAAAAGAAAAAAGAGGTAACTGATAAGGGCAACGAAATAAAAGAAAGTATAACCACAAAATGGAATGAAACAGTAGAATGGTTTAACACACTTCCAAGTAGGCTTAGAGAAAAAGCTCATAATATGTTTGAAAGTATGCGACAAGGAATAAATGAAAAAATGGCAAGTGTGAAACAAAGTGCTACAGATATTGGAGAAAGTATTAAAAATGCTTTTACATCTATTCCAGGAAAAATGCGAACTATTGGTCATGACATAATGGAAGGTCTTAAAAATGGAATTAGAAATAGAATAGATTCTATTAAGGAAGCTGCTAGTGAAGCAGCAAGAGCAGTAGAGGAAAAAGTTAAAACTGTTTTAGATATTCATTCGCCTTCTAGAGTTATGATGGAGTTAGGTAAATACACCAGCCAAGGATTGGCCTTAGGTATATTAGAAGATATAGATAAAGTAGAGAGAGCAGCTTCATTAGCAGCGCAGACTATTAAAGATATAACAGAAGGCAAATTATCAGATGTAAAAGTAAAAACTAATACTAATGATAGAGAAATAAAAGATAGATTAGCAAGGCAATTAAATTGGGGCGCTAATAATAAAGCGGAATATCAGAAGTATTTGGAATTTATAAATAAACTTAATAAAGAAGAGGTAGAACAAAGTAAAGAATACCTAAAGGAAGATTATGAAAATCGTGTTAAAAGTCTTGATGATAGACTAAAAATACTTAAGAATGAAAATTCGGTAGAGCTACAAACAGAAAAAGCTAGGGTAGATGCTCAAATAGCTTACTATCAACAGTTACAACGTAATACTAAAGATAAGAATGCTAAGGCTAATTATGTTAATGAAATTGTTGCCTTAAAACAGTACCAAAAGCAAGTGTTAAATACAACCAAAGCTAATCAAAAGGCACAGGTAGATACTTTGGAAAGGTCTAAGAAAGCATTAGAAGAGTATTATAAACATGGATTAAATTTATTAGATAAAAGAGAAAAAGATGTTAAAAAGTCATTAAAAGTCCAAGAAAATGTATTTAAAGATTTAATGATTACTTATGATACTGCAATTAAAACCCTAAGTATAAAAACAGGTGACTTAATAAAAGATCTGGAAAACCAAGAGGCTATAGTAGTAGTACAAAGCAAAAAAGTAGAAGATTTAAGAAAAAGGTATGAAGATTTAGCTTATACATTTGGAGTTACTGCGGATGAAACAATAAAAGCTCGTGAAGAATTTGAAAAAGCTAGAGTAGAATTAGAGAATATGGCTAATGCAGTTTCTGAAGTTAGTAAAAAAATAGCTGAGGATATAAATAAATTTCAAAAAACTGTTATAGATGCACTTAAAGAAAGATATGCACAACAATTTAAATTGGAAGAAGATGCATTAAAAGAAGAAATAACAAATTTAGATAATTGGAAAAAAGAAAGTTTAGATAGAATTAATAGTGTATATGATGAGAGAATAAAAAAAATTGAAGAAAGTTCTAAAGCACAAATTGAAGCATTGCAAGAAGAAATACAAGCAATAGATGATGCTGAAAAAGCTAAAAATAGAAACGATGAAGATGAACAGGATATTAAAAAAATAAATGATTTAAAAGCAAGCATAGAGTTTGAACATAACGACTTTAATAAAGAACAATTAAAAAAAGAACTAGAAAAGGCTATAGAAGAAAGAGAAGAAAAACTTAGAAAAAGAAATATAGAAGATAGAAAAGCAGAATTAAATGAACAGATTAAAAATATACAAGATAGCACTAATAAAGAAAAGGAAATTTTGCAGAAACAAAAACAGGAAGAAACAGAAAAAATAAATAAGTTATATGAATTTGAAAAAGAAACCCTTAATAATAGAATGACTAATCTTAAAGAGTTTTACGATAATAAAACATCTGCGGCACAACTTCAAGCAGAAGCAGAAAAAATGATTATGAATAAGAATCAAGCAGAGATTATAGAGCTTTTACATTCTTATAGTAAAGAGTATGAACTAGCAGGACAAACATTAGGAGAGAGACTTGTAGAAGGATTTAAACCTGCTATAGATGAAATAAAAGACATGATAGCAAGTATAACAGCAGAAATTAATGCTGCTAAAGATAGTGCAATAGCAACGAAAGCTCTAGTACAGAATATAGATAATCGTAGAAGTGCAAGTTATAATATAGAGGTAAAAAGTAGAGGTAGAACATTCAGTGATGATATTAGAGAAGCCGAAAGTATGGCTAGAAGATTAACTTTTCAAACGACATAAAGGAGTGAGAATTTGCAAAAATTAATTATAAATACAGACAGAGGGCAGAGCATTACATTGGGTAATTCTCGCCCTTTTATTTTATCTAAAATTGATAATACTGCTGGAGTAAAAACAAATATAATAACTACTAAAAGTCCTTACCAAGATGGAAAAAACTATCATGGGACAACTTTAGAAGATAGAGTATTGCCTGTTACTGGTGCAATAATATCCACAAGTACAGAAGATCTATATAGAAAAAGAATGAATTTATGTTCTATATTTAATCCTAAAGCAAAAATAAATATAACATATATAAATAATGCTGGAGAGCATTCTATTGAATGTGTAGTACAAGATAGTCCAGTATTTAATAAAAAAACTGGACTTATGCAAGAGTTTTTAGTGCAATTGTATTGTCCAAGTCCATTTTGGCAAGATATTTATGAAACCAAAGAAGAAGTGGCGCTATGGATAGGAGATTTTGAATTCACGTTGGAAATTCCAGATGAAGGTATAGAAATGGGACACAGAGAGAGCAATTTAATAGTTAATATATTTAATGATGGAGATATTGAATGTGGTATGAGAATAGAATTCACAGCATTAGCAACAGTAGTTAATCCAAGCTTATTTGATATAAATACAAGAAAGTATATAAAAGTTAAAAGAAGCTTACAAGCAGGAGACAAGTTGGTAATTAACACAAAGTTCGGAGATAAAACAGTAGAAATGATTAGGAGTAATGGAGAAAGACAAAATGTTTTTAACTGGATAGACCTAGATAGTGAATTTTTGCAATTAAATGTAGGAGATAATTTATTTCGCTATGATGCAGAACAAGGAATTGATAATTTAGAAGTAGCTATATATTATAAAAAGAACTACTTAGGGGTGTAGTCTATGATAAGAATATTTGATAAAAACCTAAATTTTTTAGGCGAAATAGATAATTACGAAAATTTAATATATACTAGGAGATTTAGTAAAATTGGAGGTTTTGAACTACATATAAATATGAACAAAAATCATACTGATAAGCTACAAGATAGTAACATTATTATGATTAATAATAATCCTAATAAATGTGGAATTATAATGCATAGAGAGAATTTACAAGATGAAGGTAATAGTTCAGAAACTTTAGTAATAAAAGGATTAACTCTTAACGGCCTATTAAACAAAAGAGTTATTATTCCAGTAGTCGGGGAAGCTTATTCAATTTCTATTGGGACTATTGAAAGCATAATGAAAGACTTTGTGAATAAAAACGCAGTAAATCCAGTAGATAAAGATAGAATTATTGAAAATCTAATTATAGCTAAAAACAAAAATAGAGGGAAACAAGATAAATGGAGGGCTAAATATAATGAAAATCTTTCTGATAAGTTAACCGAAATAGGCGAGTATGGGAATTTAGGTTATGAGGTGTTATTTGATTACCACGAAAGAAAACTTATATTTGATGTTATAGAAGGTAGGAATCTAACAGATGGCCAAGAAATATTACCACCAGTTATATTTTCAACTAAATATGATAATTTGAATAAAAAGCATTTTATAGAAAGTACTCTTAATTATAAAAATGTAGCGTATTGTGGTGGAAAAGGATTAGATGAAGATAGATTAATACAACAGGTGGGGAATGCAAAAGGAATAGATAGAGTAGAAACTTATTTTGAATGTAGTAATTTAGAAACTATAGAAGATTTAAAAACAGAGGGAAAGCAAAAATTAGAGGATTATAACAAGATATATTCATTTGAAACTGGTATAAATCCATTCAAACCTTTTAAATATGGAGAAGATTATGATTTAGGGGACATAGTAACACTCCAGGATAAAAAAATGGGGATTACTATGAATGCAAGAATAGTTGAAATTAAAGAAATATATGGCGATATGTTTAACATTGAAATTATATTTGGTACTAACATTCCTAATTTTTTAGATAATATAAGAAAAGAAATTAAAAGGGTGGTGAGATAATGGAAAAAAGCAGTTTTTTTAACTCTATAAATCATGACAGAAGATATAAAGCTGAAGAATTTGCAGAGTATTTTGCAAGTTTTATTGGAGATGGTATATTCCCTAATCCAAGCACAAATTTGCAAGTGTTAAGTAATAATGATATGACTGTTAATGTTAAACAAGGCAAAGCTTGGATTAAAGGTTATTTTTATGTTAATACAGATGATTTAAAACTTAAGATAGATGTTGCAGATAGTGTCCTAAGTAGAGTAGATAGGATAGTTTTAAGAAAAGATGTAGCCCAAAGGAAAATATATTGTTATGTTAAAAAAGGACAATTTGCAAGTTCTCCAGTTGCTCCAGCTCTTCAGCGTGATGCTGATATGTATGAATTAGGACTTGCAGATATATATGTAAGAGCAGGGGTAATATCTATAATACAAAGTAATATAACAGATTTACGTTTAGATAGTACTTATTGCGGAATAGTGCATGGAACAGTAGATCAAATAGATGTGACAACTCTATTTAATCAATATACTACAAAATTTAAATTAAAAGAAGAAGAATTTGAAACAGAATTTAAAGAATGGATTGAACAATTAAAAGATGTTTTAGAGGGCGATGTAGCAGGTAATCTGTTAAATTTAATCAATACAAATAAAGATAATATAGATAAACTACAGAAGACTACAACTTCACAATTGGCTGATATGGCGACATATCAAACAGCTGGAGGAACAGCAACTTCAATAAATTTAAATTTACCTACTTTAGTAAATGGATATGCCACAACATTTATAGTAAGTAGTAACAATAATAAAAATGCTACAACTATAAATGGGAAAAAATTATATAAGCCCAATACAACTACTACACCTAATTTAACTGCAGGAAAAGCGGTTTCGGTTTGGTATAACGCTACTAAAAATTGTTTTTTTATCAAGGCTAGTAGTGAGGGAACTGCCGTTGCTGCGAACGTACTAGCTAATAAAACTTTCAGCAACGATAATGACACAGGCTTAACAGGGAGTATGGCGGATAGAGGGGTATTTAATTTAAATCTAGGTGCTACTGTTCCTGCAGGTTATTATAGTGGTGGAACAGTTCCAAAAGGACGAGGATACTCTACTGGCGATCGTACTCTAAGGGCTAGTAGAGGAAATAGCTTATTACCGATCACTGGATTGTCATTCACACCTAGTAAAGTAATTGTAAATACCTATTATGTAAATACAAGAGGTTATAAACAGGCATCTTATCAAATAACTTCTAATACAAGTGATATGTATAACAACTATGGTAGAAGTATTTATGGAATATTTGGTTATCGTGGCGAAGGTAATCCTGGTCAATTTAGTCACGATACTACAGGTACTAATATTTTTGGCAATGGTTTTAATATTATATTAGACGATATATATGATAGTTATGATGTTGTATTAAGATATTGGGCGTTTGAATAATAAATTAACAATAGGAGGTTATATAATGTATTTAGGAAAAAGAATTATTTTTAATAAATCTACAGGTACAGTTTTAAATGATTGTTTAGAGGAGCGATTTGATTCTGGTTTAACTGATGAAATGGTGGATAACTTACGACCAAAGGAAATAGATTATATAGATTTGGAATATGGCAGTAAAATTTTAAAAAATGCAATCATTTATCATGTTGATGTAGAAACTAAAGAAATAATTATAGACAAATATATAGAACACATAGAAACTGAAGAAGAGAAACTAAAAAATGAACTGCTAAAAACACAAGCTGAAGTGGTTGATTTAAAATATAAAGAAGTATTACATAATAAAAATTTAAATGAAAAGGAAGGTAAATAATATGATATTATATGATTTATTAAAAAATTTGATTGATAATAATTACTATGAAAAAGAGGATATGAATAATAAACTAAATGTATTTTATACTTTTAATCAGATTGCTATAGAACAGTATAGCGAGTTAATGGCTAAAGTTAATCCAGCTGCAAAAGAAGATGCAGGAAATCAAGAATTAAACGTAGAAGATACTATAGAAAAAGTTGTTACGCAATAGTGAAAAATTAAATATTTTTAGGAGTTCACCAAACAGAAAAGTAAAGCAAATTAATCTTAAGAATAAAACAAGGGATGAGGAAGGTGAAGAATAATGTTTTATGAGGATAACATAAATTTAGATAATTACTTTTTTGAAGCTGACGGATTGGGCAATATAAATGTTTATAAAGTTGATACAATGGAGTATGTAGACTTTATTCATGTAAGCTATAGATATGACCGATATGAGTTTTTAGATAATTGTAAAGAATGGATACGTAAAAAAATGAGAAGCTTTACATCTAAGTTTTTTTAAAAAATAGTTGTATCACAGTATTCTTAATAAAGCGACGCAAATTTAATTTTACGTCGCTTTTGATAATTAAAGCGACATGAATAATTTTATAAAGGCAAAGTAGGGACCATATTAGGTCTTTTTATTTTGCCTATTTTTAATTAAGAGAGGTGCAAAATGAATAAAGAAGATATTTTTAACACTATAATTGCAGGAGCAGCAACATTATTTACTTATATATTTGGAGCATGGGACACGCCTTTAGTTGTATTAATTAGTTTTATGGTTATAGATTATTCTACAGGCATGATATCTTCTGCTATAAATAAACAATTAAATAGTAAGGTAGGGTTCAAAGGTATATTAAGAAAATGTACAATATTATTAGTTTTAATAATGGGAGTGTTATTGGATAGGCTTTTAAATGATGGAACATGGGTTTTTAGAACATTAATAGCATATTTCTATATAGCCAATGAAGGATTAAGTATAATAGAGAACATAGGAAAATGTGGAGTAGAATATCCAAAGGCAATGCAAAATGCATTAGAACAATTAAAGGAAACTAAAGAACAGGACAAATAGTTTTGTTCTTTTTTAATTAATTTCATAGGAGGTTTTTACATGAAAGGTATAGATATTAGTATGCATAATAATAATATTAATTTTGCACAAGTTAAAAATGCAGGTATCAATGTTGTTATTATTAAAGCAACCGAAGGAGTGGAATATGTAGATCCTTTTTTAAATCAGCACTATCAAGGTGCTAAGGCTCAAAATCTTAATATAGGGTTTTATCACTTTATGTCAGAAAAAACTAGTCCAAGCCAGCAAGCTGTGGACTTCTGGAACGCTATAAAAGGGAAACAGTTTAATGTAATACCTTGTTTAGATATAGAAACTAACAACATGGGAAGAAGTTCAAAAGCAATTTCAGATAGATGTATAGAGTTTTTAACAAAGTTTAAATCCTTAAGTGGTCATGATTGTATGATCTACACTGGTGGTTATTTTGGTAGAGATAATTTAGATAGTAGAGTAAAGAAATACAAGGGCTGGATTGCACATTATGGTGTAAATTCTCCAATGACTACTGGATTTACAGTAGTGGGACACCAATACACAGAAGATGGTCGTATAAATGGAATAAGTACCCGTGTAGACTTAAATAATTTTGAAAATGGTATTTTTATTGGGAAAGCTACAAATGCAGCAGAAACAAGAGAAATGGAAATACAAAATATGTTAGTAACTATAGGTTATCCTATAGGACCTAGTGGCATAGATGGAATTATAGGTAATGGAACTATTACAGCTATAAAAGCGTTCCAGAAGGATTGTAACTTAAATATAGATGGTGATGTCGGCTCTAAAACTTGGGATAAATTAGTTTATGAATATAATAAAAAATTAGGAGCTAAACCAACTCAAGAGGAGGAATTTGATATGGATAAAGTTGTATTATATTTTGGACCTTTAGACGCTTTAAGTGCGGTATTGGTATCTCAAAAATATCAATGCCCTATGATGCTTAAAAAGGATTTTGAAGATAAAAAATTAAAAGCAAAAGAAATGATAATTATAGGTGGTAAACCTGGAACAGATAGATATGATTCTTTTAAAGATGCGGCTAAACTTCTATAAATAATTCTAAAGGTACTTCTGTAATGGGAGTACCTTATTTTTTTATTTTTTGAAGGAATTTTAAATAATTTGTAGAATAACATACAAAAGATGAAAATATTAACATTCAATATATAAAAAATTATTGCTAATTGTTATCAAAATGGTTTAGAAAAATTAACAGTATTTCATTTAGTATATCTATTTTACTGGTATAAGTAATGAAATACTGGAATATTTATTATGGAGGTTATTTTATGTCATTCGAAAATGGATATAATATAATGGATTATATAGGTGATACAGTTGAAGAATATAAGAAGGACAATAATATATTTAATGAAGCACTTAAACTATTAAATATATATATGCTTAGAACAGATTGGCCATACTGTTATACAGAGTATTGTGAAATAACAAAAGTTATTCTAGGGAATGACTGTGAATGGATTTCAAAGTATTATGGACAATTTTTCTCCGAAGCAAAACGTGGAAATCAATACCTTAAGGAATGGGATAAGGAACTTTCTGAATCGTTTAAAAATGATTGCAAGATTTTCTTTAAAATCATAGTACCTATTATTAATCAATATTATGATTATGTTAACAACCCATTAGGTATTAAAAAATTGGTCCATGTAAATAATAATAATGATATAATGAAGATTATAAGAATAGAAAGAAATGATGGAAAGTTTTTAGACCTAAATTTACATAATTTTGATATTAAACAATTATCGGAATCTTTAAATACAATTATTACTGAAGAAAAAGGTGATGATTGTGGAACAAACTAGTAAAATCATAGACTTCCCAGGAGACAATAGGCAACACCGCTGCATAAATAAAAGCGTGATAGATTTTGGCTTAAGTAAAGAAGAAGCTGCTTTTACTAGAGAGGAGGTTACACATACTATGGACGATAATAAAATATTAGAGAAATATTTGGATAAAGTTGATCAAGATAGAAGAGATGTAGAAATAAGGATTATTCAAGATAGAAGAGAAAGCGAAAAACGCATTGAAGAACAGAGAAAACTTTCAGAAGAACGCATAGAAAATAGATTTAATAAAGTTATGGATTCCTTAGAAAAAACGAATAATAAAATAGATAGTCAGATAGAATTTATAAGAACTAAATTAGATACATCTGTTGAAAAAATAGATACTAAAGTAGATGAGAAATTAACTCAAATAGATACTAAATATGAAAGTCTAAAATGGTGGATTCTAGGGACATGTTTAGCAACTATTTTAGCAATAGGTGCAATGCTGTATTCTAAATAAAAAACAAAATAAAATTTGAAAAAATAATATATTAATTTTTAAAGGTACTTCTATAATGGAAGTACATCTTTTTTTATTGGAAAAATTATTATAAATTATATAAATAATTCATAAAAAGTATTGACTTATTATAGTACATGTACTATAATGTAATTGTAGGGAGGTGAGGAAATGACAAAAAAGAAGAAGTTAAAAAGGAAGGATAAAAAAGAAATAATCGAGTTAATAACCGCCACAGTTAATTTGATTATTTCTATAGCAACACTAATCTTACTAATACTAAAGGGCTTTTAAAAGCCCTCCCTTCCTAAAAACTTCTTCTATTTAATAATATCATATTTTAAATATTAAATAAATAGAGGTGATTTTATATGAAAAAGGAAAACATAACAATGACAATAAATATAATCACTTTAATAGTAAATATATTAATCCTAATAATATTATTGGTTAAATAGGAGGTCAATATGGATAATAAAGATAGACAAAAAGTGGCGGATAAAAAATGGATTGAAAAAAATAGAGAACATGCAACGTATTTAAGAAATAGAAGTAGTGCTAGAAGTTTTATACGAAATAAAGCAACTACGGAAGATTTAGAGGAATTAAAGGGGTTAATAAAAGAAAGAGAAGAATTTCTAAAAAGGGAGATTTAAAATGCGAAAGGGAATAAGATATTTAATAGTAGGCTTGTTAATTGGAGCTTGTACAAGATTTATCGGCATTGCAACAGCGATTGAACAAGCGGAAGATAATTGCCCTAGCAATGGAGAATATATGTATTGCACAGACCAAGGCAAACATTTATGGATATCTATATATGATGTACATCAAGAAGAAAAATTCATTTATTTACGACAGCCAAATTCAAATAAAATTATTAAACTAGCAGAATTAAAATAAAAACAAAGAGGTAGCTTTTTAAATAAAGCTATCTCTTTAAATTGTTTGTAACAATATGTACAAAATTTGAACTTTATGTAAAAATATTATATAATCAACGTGGAATATATTTCATTTCATAGAAAATTTAAGGAGGATATTACATGAAATCACTTACAATTATTTTATTTTTAATTGGGTGTATTGGAGCACTTGTTGCTACTATATTAATAATTAAAAATGCTATTAAAAAGCAAGATAATAAAATGAATAAAAAAATATTAATAGGATCTATTGTGTTATCAATAATAGCGTTTATTGCAGTTCCTACCAAGTCTGATACTAAGAAAGATGTAAAAACAAGTAATGAAGTTACAGCAGAGAATAAAAGTATTTTAAGCTCAAAAGATAAAGAATTACTAAAAAAGCATTATAAAGATTTTGATGATGCACAGATAACTCAATTTTCTCAAATAGAAAAGAAGTATCAAAATATGAGTGAAAAAGAAAAAGCAAGTATTAAAAATGATTATGAAAGATTATTAAAAGAACAAGATATTCAAGCCAAACAATTACAAGAGGAAGAAAAAAAGAAAGCTGAAGAAGCTAAAGCCGCCGAAGCTAAAAAATGGAATGATTTTGTAAATAAAAATACTAAAGAATTATCCGCAGGTGAACATACTGTAGGAAGTCACATAGATGCAGGGGCTTATGATGTGACTTTTAATGGCCAAGGTAATTTTAATATATATTCAACAGATGGTTCCTTATTAACTAATGAAATAGGTGGAGATGATTTAGGTATTGATAAGTATAGAGTAATATTAACACAAGGTAATAAAATAAAAATTTCCAGTATGAGCGTTAATATGAAACCTATAAAAAGAAGCTTAATATCTTATAAAGAAACAAGTATTTATTCTGGTTATTGGATTTGTGGACAAGATATAACAGAAGGAAGATACAAAGCTATGGCTGAAAGTGGTCAAGGGAATTTTATAATCTATGACAAATCTGGAACACCAAAAACAAATGAAATATTAGGCGGAGATTTAGGTGTTAAAGAAGTAATTATAGATTTAGAACAGGGAGATATAATAAATGTAGCAGGATTAAAAAGTGTAAGATTAGTGCCTGAAAAATAAGAAATATATTACACATAAATAAGAACTCTAGAGGGTTAATCTTTAGAGTTTTTATTATATCCAGGTATAATAATTTTAATCTAGTTAGTTAAAATTTGATGATTTATTTACAAATATTACATTTTTGTTATAATTAAACTATATTACTAAGAGGGGGAATTAAAATGAAAAAAATAATATCTTTATTATTTATAGCACTAATATCTTTAGGGCTTTTTGGTTGTGGAGCTACAACAAACAAAGATACTACAGCGAGTACAAAACAGGAAACAAAGCAAGAGGAAAAGAAGGAACCTACACAAGAAGAATTAAATGAAAAGTTAAAAAAAGAGGCTGTTGAAGCTGATTTTGTAAGGATAAATGCAGGAAAAGCTAAAAACATGAAGGTATTTGCAGAAGGTAAAATTTCAGCAGTTGACAATGAAAGTAAATTAGATATATTCCCTAGCTTTATGTTAACTCAGAAGAGGAAAAATGGTTATGGTGTCTATCATGTTAGAAATGCATTAAGTGTACAAGGATTAAAGGATGGAGATACAGTAAAGATATACGGCATAGTGGAGGAAAAAGATAAAGAAACAGGTATGCCTATTATTTCGGCTACTGTTATAGAAAAATAACGTATGCTAACACCTCAACAATTTGCTCAAAAATGTGGTATATCTTATAGCCAAGTTTTAAATATGTGTAAGCGTAGAGAAATAAACGCATTAAAAACAGATGGAGGACATTTTAAAATACCCGAAAAAGAATTAGATAGATTTAAAAATAGTGATTATGTAACAAAAGAGGAATACTTAAGAGTTATTAGAGAAAATGAAGAATTAAAGACAATTATTAAAAATTGCATGAACCTATTAAGCTTTATTAATAATTTATAATATTATTTAAATTTGAATTTTTGATTAAGGATAAGGTGATAAAATGAGTAGTTTTTATAGAGTTGATGATGTTGCTGAAATATTAGATATAAGTATTTCTAAAGCTTACAGAATAATAAGGCAACTTAATAAAGAGTTAGAACAAAAAGGCTATATCACTATAGCAGGTAGAGTTCCAATTAAGTATTTCAAAGAAAAATATTATTGTTAGTAATTAAGAAAAGTACTAATAATTAATAAGTATTTATATTAGGGAGTGACATATATGGCAATTAAGGTTGTTGTAAACTATCCTACTACAGAGGAAGGGAAAAGAAAGTTAGAAGAAAGTCAAGCCCAAGCAGTATTAACTGTTCTAAATCAAATTTTAACTCTGAAACAATTAGATAAACTTATGTCAAAATTGTAATATACAACGAATGTGTAAAGTAATGAAATTTAAATTTATTTATAGGAGGTATACATATGAAGGTAGATGATATAGAAGTAAAGGTAATAATGGGTGAGAATACTTCGAAAATATTTACAGAAGCACTTCTAAAGCTATATGATAACAATGCAGCAAAAGTGCTAAATCTAGATGAAGAAGAAAAGCAATCTTAAATATATAAAAAAACAAAAACTCTAGAGGGTTAGCTTGAACTGAGCCCAAAAAAG